ATTTAGCCGCTGCAATGTCATCGAGTATACCAATCGTAGACAATCAGAGAGTAGAGCCAAGCACAACGACCGGCCAGTTGGAACGTGCTCCTCCACTCATTGACAGCGTACAACAACCAACAACCGTTCAGAGAACTTTGGGGATCGCAGACAATGTGTTTTCCCGGGGCCATGGTATCACACCCGAGTCTCTGGATGTCTTGCAGAAAACCTTTCGTGGGTGGACATTTCGCTTCGGTAACGGAATGCTTCACTCTCACCCTTTGGGTGCCACGGAACGTGCGATCTGTGAGGAACTAGCTATCAGGGATATAGCAACTATTTACGGGCGTGGCGTTAGCATCACCGATATTGGCGGTAATGCGAACCGTCACGCTAGTAACGGTCGACTAAACGTACATAGTTGCAACCCGATAATGAGCAGTAGCGATGCAGTGAGGCGACACGCGGCGGGGTACGCGCGTGATGCGAATTACTGCAGTTCGCCTGCGCAGCTTTGCCAATTCACCCCGGACGTTTATTTGAGCGTCCACTCGCTCTATTATCTTAGTCAAGACGAGATTTTAAATTTCGTCCATCGTGCTAAGTTGGGCGTGTTGTTTGCAGTGGTACACCGGTTCGACAACATTTATGGTGGCTTCCACAAGGTGGGGAATCAATATGAGTCTAAGTATAGTATACGAAGTACACCGAAGATTCGCGTGCACATGCAAGTGCACGGGAACTGCGTAGGCTACACTCATGATCCCTGCTTGTGGTTGTCCACGAACTATTATGCAAGCGGTGGTAAAGCGATGGCATGGGATGGGAAACCAGTTGGGGACAGCTGGATCTACCGCTTCGTGGCGGCCGACGTGGGATTGCACGCAGACGCCTCCGAGACGGTTAGCTTGGTCGATTCACTCGACCGTTCCGATTACCATGGGGACGTTGCGGGCGTTCTCTGTCATGGAGATCAAGCTGAACTTAAGCCTGTTTTAGGTTTCCTCAAGATCAGCCGAGCCCGGTTCGTTAGCTGCGGTAGTTTCAATATCGTATATGATAAAGAGACGATCACGGCTTTAGTCCCGAAAGACTTAGTGAAACAAGTCGCACTCGAAATGGTGGGTCGTCCTCGCGACCCGGCCGCTCTTCGGGTGTGTATTGAAAAGATGAAACATCTTCTCAAGAAAATCAACATGCCTATCGACATGAAGATTACTTGCGCCACTTATGGGTCCTCCCTCGCTTTTTTGTATACCTTGAAAGACGAGATCACTGCATTCAATACTCTTTGTCGACCAGTTTACAGGCGTATGTACGACTCCCTCCGCAATGCTATGCGACTGGAGAATTTCGTATGCTGCGGGGACGCAGCACTGATCGAGGCTTCGGAGACATTGGAAGAACAGTCGGTGACGGTTTTGTCGTATAACGATGACCGTACATCCGTGCCTAGCGCTTCGTTTGACGCGCGCAAGGGCTGGCCGGGCGGTTTGCCAGGCTATGAGTCCCAGATGCCGTTGAAAACAATGAAGGCTAGCGCGGCCATAAAGGCGCTTACGACCGATGATTCCGGCAAGGAGTATGGACCTCAATTCCATCCGAATTGCGTTACTTTTTCGAACCATATACCTTTAGTTCCAAACCCGTCGAGAAACAATGAAGAAAAAGCCCTGGTCAATCGAGCTCTTGTCGAGACTCCAGAGGAGGATGCGCTGCTGTGGGGGCGGGTCCTAGAATACGGGAGACATGTGGTGCGCAACTTTGATGTTGTTGAAGACAGATATGATGACCTGTTTAGCACCTGGAACAAAAAATTTCCGCTTAGCCAGCAAGAGTTGCATACTCGCGCCTATTGCGAGGTGCTCGCTGATGGCCTACTCGATCGTGATTTTATCATGAAGATGTTCGTCAAACGCGAGAACACCTTGAAAGGTGGCGAGGAGGTCGAGGATTTTGATCCTCGCGCAATCCAGGGTTGCACAGACAAGTTGAACGTCGCTTACGGACCGTTCATCTGGCGTATGTCTAAGATCCTGGGGCTTTGGTGGGACCTTGACAGTAGGGTAACGTACTGTTCAGGCCTGACGGCGGAAGATATGGGGAAGTGGAGGCAGCAGTTTGATTCTGCCGTGGATGTTACTATCATTGAGCTGGATGAGTCGAGGTATGATGCTCACCAGAACAAAGGCGCCCACGCCTTGGGCGCTGTCCTCAAGAAACAGTGTGGTATCGAAAATTACCGTCTGCCTAATGAGGTCGAGAAACGCATCTACAAAACGCGTGGCACGTCGCGTTACTTTCGATATAAAGTCGATGGAACGATGACGAGCGGGCGTGCCGACACTTCTTGCTCCAACACCTTCGTTAATGGGACCAAAATTGATTTCATATTGCGGGAGTGGGGGCTTAGGAAGAGTGAATACAAGGTGGCTGTTGCTGGGGACGACTCGTTGGTGGTCGTCCTGAAGCCGCTCTCCGAGCACGAGCGTGAGGATTTGAGAGATTACATCACACAAATGAATCTCTCCCTTGGGTTCAAGAGCAAGTGCAAGGTTAGAACTGAGTGGCATGAAGTCGAATTTTGCTCATCGCTATTTTGGCCCGTAGAAGGAGGATATGTGTTGGGACCCAAGATCGGGCGGCGTTTGCCCAAGATCGGGTTCAACCTCAATGTGTTGGACATCTCGGAGGTGGCCGGCATGTTAGCTGGACTGGAAAAAGATTGTATGCATTTGCCTGTATTGCATGAATACATTAAGTCTTGCAAAATGTTGATAAAGAAAACAAAGATCAAGCTCAAGACTACTACATATGTAAATAAAGAAGCCCAGTACCAGATACATGCCACCGAGATGCACACTCACTCTGAGGAAACAGCCGTGTTTTTCGAACTACGGTATGGTGTAACCGCCGATTTCGCGCGGACCGTTATGGAACGCACCATGTCAACAGCGAGTGTTTTGACTTCGTGTGTTGATTTTCCCCTGATGGAGATCTTCACACGCGTCGATGTGTAGACGCAGCTGGCCCTGCTAAGGCCGAAACGAAGGAAAACGTTTTAAAACAATTACCTCAGGGTTTTGACACGTCCCAGCAAGTCCGTAAGTCC